CGATGATCGGTGCGCTGAAACTGACCGGGCGGGCCAGTGTCGCCGGTCGCGGGCTGCCCGGCGGCAGGTCGTAATTGTCGCGGTCCTGGCGGATCGCCTCGATGGCGCGGGAGTCTGCATCGGCGATGGAGAGGATGCGCATCTCCGTCAGCCGGCCGTCATGGGCGAGATGGATGACATCGCCCGGATCAAGGGCGAGCCGGGAGGGTGGCAGGCGGAAGGTGCCGGTCTCGCGGCCGGTCCAGGCCTCCATCAGCGCCCGGCGGCAGCGCCGCTCGGCCTCTTCGGGCGGCACCGCCACGGCAAAGCTGTCGGAAGCGACGCGGCTGGCCTCAACCGTGATCCGGCGTGCCTCGACGGTGAGCCCGTCATAATCCTCGTCAGAGCGGGCCACCTGCCATTTGAGAGCCTGCGGCAGTTCGGTCTCCTGGCCACGGGTCAGGCCCATGACCTCGCCCTTGCTATTGGCGACCATGTCATCGGGCGAGACCGTGGCCACAGGCGCCCGGCCGCGCATGATGAAGCGGATCACGCCCTCGCTTTCGACCGCGTCAAAGCCGAAATGACCGGCCAACATGGTGATCGAGGTTCTCGGGCTCTCCAGCGCAGCGATGACGAACCCATCGCAGGCGCCGGTGAGACCGGAGACATCGATCCAGGCCTCCGGCAGGCCGGCGCGCAGGCAGAGATGGCGGACAAGAGCGGCGAGGGACACCGCGCCCAGCCGCCCGGTCAGCCAGTGGCCGAGCCGCCAGTTGGCGCCGTCCGACCAGACATCCGGAAGTTCCGGAAAGAACGGATAGGGCCGCGCATCCCATGTCCATGCCGCGCATTCGGCCAGATCGACCATGCGGCCGGGATATTCGGTCGATGACGGGTTGTTGGCAGGCTTGCCCCAGAAAAGATATGTGGCTTCGAGATAAGCGCGCTGAATCGCATCGTCGCGCCAACTGCGGGAAAAGTGCGGCACGAAGCTTTCCGAGGACTTCGGGTCATAGAAGACATTGGGCTGGTTGGTTCCGCGGTCGATGGCGGGGCAGCCGAGTTCGGTGAAGCGGATCGGCTTTGACTGTGGGATCCATGCGGTCGGGGTGGCGGATTCCACGCCGCCCGGTCGGTCGTAATGCCGGTTCGACCACCAGTTCCAAAGATCTTTGGTGCGGAAGACCCATGGCTTGTTGTGCGCGCCATCGGTGATCGGGGTCCGGACCTGCGCCGCCCGGTCGGCCGCCGAGGCATAGAACCAGTCATGGCACTCGCCGCCCGCGATGTTGGATTGCAGATAGGTGCGGTCGTAAATCGAGGGCCAGTCGCGCGCGTCGAGATGATCCCAGCCATCGCGCCAGTCCGAGAGCGGCATGTAATTGTCGATGCCGATAAAATCGATGCTTTTGTCCGCCCAGAGCGGGTCAAGATGAAAGAAGACACTATTGCTGCCATCTTGCGGGTGATGCCCGAAATATTCCGACCAGTCGGCGGCATAGCTGATCTTTGTCGCTGGCCCGAGAATGGCGCGCACCGCGGCGGCGAGCGATCGAAGCTGTGCGACGGCCGGATAGACGGAGGCACCCGAGCGAATTTGCGTCAGACCGCGCAGTTCCGAGCCGATCAGGAAGGCATCGACGCCGCCGGCCAGGGCGCAGAGATGGGCATTGTGCAGGATCATCCGGCGAAAACCCCAGTCATCCGCCGCACCGGCCCATGTCACCGTCTCGCCCGAGATCGCGAAATCCGACGGTTGCGCGCTGCCGAAAAACGCCGCGACCTGATCGGCGGCGGCTGCGGTCCGATCCACCGATCCGGCAAAACCAGCAGCCGGGGCACAGGTGATCCGCCCGCGCCATGGCAGCACCGGCTGGCCGAGAGTTGCGGCATGATCGGAATACGGGTCGGGCAGGCTGTTGCCGGCGGGGATATCCATCATCAGGAAGGGATAGAAGGTGACGCGGTGGCCGCGGGCGCGGAGGGCGCGGATCGCCTCGATCACCGAAAAATCCGCCGGGGTGCCGCCATAGACCGGACGACCCTGATCGTCGGCGCTGACGACCTGCGCCGCATCGCGGGTGACGCCATTGACGGACCATGCCGGGGTGGTCGCCTTCTGCGGGATCTCGACCTTGGGTCGGATGCTGCAATGCCCGGCGCGGAGATCGTCGCCGAACCAGGAGACGACCAGCGAGACCGATCGAACCGCCGGAACCATGGCCTCCAGCCGGTCGAGTGAGACCTCCAGATCGGTGATGCCCGCCATGGCATTGACGTTCTCCACACCGCCCTCAGCCTTGCGAACCACGGATGTGGCATAGGCGAATTCTCCCGAGGCCGGGATCATGGTCACGGCCGGGACCAGCCCCTCGGCGGTGTCGGGATCCGCCAGGGGCCGAAATACCTCGAAACTGAGCTGCGGCAGGCGATTGCCAAAGGCGGACAGCGGCAGATCTTCGAAGACGACATAGGCGGTGCCACGATAGGCGGGTGTGGCGTTGGCTCCCATCTTCGCGGCGATGAACGGGTCCGGCGCCTGGTCCTCGTCGCCCGGATACCAGCGCCATGTGACATCCTTCAGGTCGACGATATCGCCATCGGCCCAGATGCGGCCGATGCCGGTAATTCCTCTCCCTGCCGGGCTTCCTCCGCCTCCATTCTCTCCACCGGAGAGAATGGTCCCTGCGGGACCGGCTTCGGAGCCCTCCGTCAACGCGACCGCGAAGGAGGCAAAATAGAGATATTCCGTGGTCTCGACCTTCGGCCCACCGCCCTTTCCGCCGCCCTGTTTCTGCCGGTTCACCTCTTCGCGAAAATCGGTGGCCCAGATGATATTGCCGCCGATGCGCATCCGACCGTAAAGACGCGGGATGACCACGCCCTCGCTGGCCGAGGTCAGGCGCAGGCTGTCGAGGCGCTGTCCCTCGATCCGCTGGCCGGGCATCAGCGAGGAAACGATCCAGCTGTCGACCATGCTGCCGATGGTGGACCCGATCATGCCGCCGATGGCCGCGCCGGAAAACCCCAGCACCGCCCCGCCAAAGCTGCCGCCGATGGCGGAGCCGACCGAGGCCAGAAGAATGGTTGCCATGGATCAGATCTCCGTCGCTGTCGCGGGAAAGAGGAAGGCGAAGGCGATGCGCCGCCGCCAGGCGATGGTGAGGGGTTCTTCGATCACACCGAGCCGCTCACGGGCATGGATGAACCGGTCCGGCGCCGTCAGAATCCCGCAATGCTTGACGATGGCGCCGGAGCGCATCCGGAACAGGACCACTGCACCCGGTCCGGCCTGATCCAAGCCGATGCGGATCAGAACGCGGTTTGCGGCCTCGGCCAGCACCTCATCGCGCCCGGTCTCGCCCCAGTCGCGCGAATAGGCGGGCACCGGCAGCGATTCCGGTCCCAGCAGCTCTCGCCAGACGCCCCGGATGAGGCCGAGACAGTCGCAGCCCACCCCGCGCCGGCTGGCCTGATCGTGATAGGGTGTGCTGAGCCAGCGTCGGGCGATGGCGACGACGCAGGTCGGCTCGGCCGGGTTCACAGCACGCCTCCACCGTTGGCGTTGCCCGGTTTTGCATAGCGCGTAATCGCGTCCTGTCCGGGGATATGCGGAAAGCCCCGGAAATTGACCGCATTGCCGAACTTCGCCCGACAGGTCTCCAGCCGCCTGTCGCAGCCGGCGCGGATCGTAAAACTGTCTCCCGGGCTGATGCCGCGCACCGGGGCTTCCAGCAGGGTCAGGGTGACGGCGCCGATGCCGGCCTCATGCCGCGCGATCTCCGCCTCCCGACCGGCATTGGCGCCGCTTTCCCATGTCAGCGACCCGAAACCGAACCAGCCGCTGGCAAATCCGCCGAGCCCGGTGGCGATGAAGGCACGGTCGCGCAGCAGATCTGCGACCTGACCTTGGCCGGCATAGGCGGGAACATCGAGATCCACCCGGCATCGACCATCGCCCAGTTCGGCATCGCAGCTCCCCTGAAACACCCGGCCGGCGGTCTGGCCCAGCAGATGCGAGAGGCTGCGGATCTCGGCCACGAAACTGGACATTCCGCGACGCAGCTCGCCGATGGCGCCGCGGCGCATCAGTACCCGCTGGTCCGCGTCCTGCCAGTTCACCCGCCAGAGTTCCACCAGCGCATTATCCCAGCGCCCGTCCAGAATATCGGTCTCGGTGATCCGGTCCGACGAAAGCGCTCCTTCGGCATCCTGCGCATCGACCGACAGATCGGAGCCGACGCGGATCTCGGCCGCGGCAAAACCGCTGTCCGGCTCGAATGTGGTGCCGGCGAATACCAGCGCCCGGTCATGATCGGTGAAGCCCATGATGGCGCCATCGGCCCGAATAATCTTCCAGCACCAGGCCAGCGTCGTGGTGCCGCTGGCGAGATGCGCTGCGAGGTCCGGGGAGAGGGCTTTCATCGTCTGATCTCCAGAAGCGGAATGGAGGCGATCGAGCCGAGGCGCTCGACATCCAGCGTGACGTCCAGCGCATCGCTGTCGAAACGCACCGGCACGTCGAATTCGAACCCGGCGGTGATGGCGATGCCGGTGCCGGGTACGGCGGCGAAACTGACCAGGCCGGTCGCCGGATCGACGCTCCAGCCGCTGGCCTGCGTTGCGCCGTTCAGGGCAAGGGTCACGCTGCCCGCCACGGGTTTGGTGATGAGCCGCGCCCACGATTGAGCGCCGGAGGCATAGCGCTTCACCAGCTGGAAGGATTTTGTCGTGCCATCCCCGGTGCCGATCTGCTGATCGGTTGCTGCCGGGATCTGCGAGGGCAGGCAGGAGCGGTAATCCAACCAGTCCTTGAAGCGGAAGCCGTGCAGCCTCCCGTTCCGGGCCTCGAAGAAAGCCACGACCTTCGCCAGATCGTCGGCGCGGCGGATGCCATAGCTGACATCGTAGCGGCGGCGTGAATTGGCCCAGCTAGCATTGCGCTCCTCCGCGCCGCTGGCCAGTTCGACGATGGTGGTGCGCCGTTCCGGGCCGCCACGGGCGCCGCGCGAAATATCATCGGGAAAGCGGATCTCGTGAAACATGGCTACATCCCCCTCCGGCCCATGGCGACGGCGCGAGCGATATCGGCCGAGACCTGCGCCCGGGACTGCCGGAAACTCTCGGCGTCCCGGGTCTGGATCTGGACGGTGACGGCGCCATGGCCCGCAGCCTCGCGGCGCGACAGCACCCGTTCGCCACGCTGCAGGATCGCCGGCACCTCGTCGGAGCGCAGCCCGGCCCAGCCGCCGCCATGCATGCGTTCCGCGCCCGCAAATACGCTGGCTGGCACCATGCGGGCACTGCCGCCCGACCCGACCATGCCGCCGGAATGCATGACATTGGCCATGACCCCTGCGCTGCCCAGCGACCCGGCCCAGCCGCTCAGGGCGCCGGCCAGTGGCCCCAGCAGAAACCGCCTGGCTCCGATCTTCGCGAAATCGGCGATGATAGAGGTGACCAGGTCCCGGATCGAAGCCTTGCCGGTCCTGACGAAATCGCCGAGCGCATTCTCGGCGCTCTGAAAGGCGCCGGTCAGGGCCGATCCGATGCCGCTGCCCATGTCGCGGGCGCTTTCGGCATAATCCGAGAGCGATTCCGAGACCGCCTCCCAGCCCCGTTTCGCTTCTTCCGCGCCCTCTTTCATCTCGCGCCCGGCCTGCTTTCCCGTCGCGCCCGCGCGCCGGGCGGCGCCACCCGCCTTTTCCAGTGCCTGATCGAGACCGCCAGCCGACACCGCGGCATCGTTCAGTGCCTCGGCACCTTCGGTTCCACCTGCGGAAATCGCATCCTGCAGCGCCTGCCAGCTTTCCAGCGGCGCCGTGGCAGCTTCCCCGAGCGCGCTTGCCTGATCGAGATGGTCTGCAGCGCGCGATGCGGCCTCGCCCGCCAGATCGCCGAAGAGGTCCGGGGCGTCGACATAGCTGCGGCTGAAGGCCTCGGCAAAAGCATCGGCGGCAGCGGACCCGGCTTCCGACGCCGCACCTTCAAACGGGTTGTCGATGCGCCCGAGGCTCAGCGGATTGAGCCTTCCGATCTCGGCCCCGCCTTCCCCCACGGCCCAGTCCGGCAGCAGCGCCAGCGCGCCATTGATCGCGGCAATAAAGGCGTTGATGCGGGTGACGATGCCATTCAGCATGGCTTCGATGCCGGAAATGAGCCCGTTCGCCGCCTGGAAGGCGAAATCGCCGATGGTACCGGGCAGTCGCTCCCAGATTGCGGCGATGGCATCGAACCCGCCGGACCAGAGTGCGACGCTGCGATCGACGGCGGTGACGGTGCCGGTCAGAATCCCGTCCAGCACGGCGAAGACAGCGGCCCGATAGCCCTCCCAGCCCGCGACCATCAGCGCAAAGGCACCCTGAAACGCCATGCCGATGCGCTGGCCGATCTCCATGGCCAGACTGCCCAGCAGGCGGAAGGCCTCGCCGAGACCACCGACCTTCTCCATCAGCCGGGTGAACTGATGGATCAGCTCGCCCGCCGCGACGATCAGGGCGCCAATGCCGGTGCGGATCAGGGCCACCCGCAGGGCCGTCAGCGCGGTGGCGAGGCTGAACGTGGCGATCCGGGCCGCAACGAATGCCGCGACCCAGCGCCCGGCCATGAAGGCGGCGAAAGCGATGCCGATTGACGCCAGCCGTTCGAGATTATCGGC